GCTCTCCGCAATGGGAGACTCGTAAATGGGGAAGTCGTTCCTTACCGGCTTCCATCCAAAAGCCAAAAGCCACCCCGCGCCTATCAGGCAAACGTAGGTGGCTAGGCAGAACGGGAGCTTAGTGAAGGCAGCTTTTAGCTGCTCACGCACGGGTCAGGCCGAGGTTCTCGGAAATGGCATCGAGCTGATACTCGGTGTCATCGCCGTCACCCCAAGCATCCCACTGCTCCTGCGTCATGTTCACGTTGCCGTTCTTCAGCACCGTCACGACGCCATCGACCACGGACTGAAGCTCGTAGTAGTAGGCGGGCGGCGGGCCGAGCGTGATGGAACGGATGGAAAGGACGTTGGCCGTGCTGGGATAGACAGCTACGGGGACGATTGATGTTTGCATGGTGGTTAAGTGTTAGACAATCTTGAGCGTTCCGCCGTCGTTCCAAACAGAACCGGCAGGCAAGCCAGCAGAAGAAGTCGGCAGGGAATAAAGCACAATGGTCGTAGAGTTGACGGCCAATTTGGAATTGCTGCCTCCATCAACGGTCACTCGGAATGTTTTGCTGCTTACGGTACGCACCACAAAATCATCTACGGCAGAATCAGCCACAACGCTGCCAGCAGTACCAACTGCCGCGAGTACGCCCTTGCCTGTTCCGCTGCGTTGAAAGTTTTGCTGAACGTCACCGCTGGCTGGATTGATCGTAAGCGTTCCGCCAGTAGTCACGGTCCCCGCGAACGTCGCGTTGCCTGCCGAGGAAAACGTTACCTTAGTTCCAATTCCGGCAACGTCTAGTTGAAGATCATCGCCCGTGGGATTGTACCATGTCATCAGGTAGCCACTTCCGTCACGAGAATCAATTGATACTCCTGCGCCTGATCCGTTCGTATTAATGGAACCAGTCACCTGCAATTTTTGGCCGTTGTCCGCCGTCGTGCCGAGGATGAGGTTGCCGTTGTCCTTAAACAACAGCGGATTGCTGTTTGCTGTCAGCAGGATTCCGCCATTCGTCGTATCACGTTGGATCGTGTTGTATGTCGGATTGTTTCGAGACAGGGACAAAATACTACCGGCTCCGATGTAAAGAGAATTGTTTACATCAACAACTCCAGCAAAGGTAGCGTTGCCGGTCGTCGGAGCAATTTGCAGCGCGTTCAGCACTCCGCTCTGCGCGATGTAGAACGATCCGCCGCTATCAGCAAACAAGTCCCAAGTCTTTGAAGCACTCGTTGAAGTTAGCTTCAGATAACCACTCGTTCCACTAACCGTAGCAGTCCCTCCGCTGACGGTGAGGTTGCCGCCAAACGTCGGGCTGTAGGCGGACAGCTTCCGCGTGCCGTTGGTCGATCCGTCAATTCCGATGTAGTCGTCGGAAGCCGAGGTCGAAGCCGTCGTGAGATTGGAGATGCGGATGTCAGCCATTTGAGTTAGCGGAGTTTAGCTGCAATGATACCATTGCTAGAGTTGTCTACCAGTCGGTCGTTGGATGAGGTTACCAGATTGTAGAAGTTGGTGAACGCCACCATCTGGTTGGAACTGCTGTCAATCAGGTTGTCACCCGTGTCGGTGACCAAGTTGTAAACGACGTTGTACGGCGTGGTGGTTTCATGCCGCTTGCTCATCAGCACGGATGACCAAAACTCCCTGTCCGAGGGAATTGGCACCAGTCCAGCATTCCTGCTGAACGGCCTGATGAGAACGGGAACGTCGAAAATCACAGGTAGTTAAGCTCCTGAATCTCGCACACCACATCCGCAGAGTCGTCACGGATGGCCTTGGCCTTCAGGGCCTGAACCCGCGTCCAATAAGCCGTGCTTCCCTCGGCATACTGGAAACCAAGGGAGGTGGTCGGGTCAGTGACCCCATCCAGCGTCACGCGGGCATTGGCCCCCGTAAACTGCACGAACACATGGGTCGTGTCGCTCTGGAGGGTGAAGTCAATCACAGCCTCCGCCGTGGAGCTAATCGTGTTCTGCTTGTGCGTGGCACCCGTCTGGGGGATGGCCTGAGACGGGGTGTTGACGATGCGGGAGTTAGCCATGATTAAAAGCGGGATTGAGAGGTGGAATGACTGCGGAAACGCCCTGCCACTCGGTTGGCATTGCGCTGGTTCATTGCGTTCTCCAATTCTAGCACAAGAAGGCTCTCCGCATAGGCCTCCTCAGCCGCAGCCTTCTCGTTCTGCCCATCATACCGCAGGAAGTCGGCAAAAGCCCCATGCGCGGCATAATGGAAGAACTCAAGGGGTACGTTCTGGTTGGTGGTTGAGTTGTAGTCCCCTCCCCACCGCTTCTTGTAATCGACGTAAAAGGTGGTCAGACTGTCCGTGTTGCTAATCACCTTGGCTCCGTCGTTCGTAAGGACGAACTCAAACTCATCCACGCTGTTCGTGACGTAGGGAGCCTCGTCGTAGATACGGAGGAAGGTGTCGATGGAATTGAGGGTCGCCTGATCGAAGGGAATGACGCTGGCGCTAGCCGCCCGAGCCTCGCCCAGAACCAGATAGCGCGGCCAATAGGCATTCCTACGGTAGGCGTTGTAGATGCGTCGGTTGATGAAAGTACCCACCAACGTCTCTTCAGCGGCGGTCAGGGTGGTATTCCCAGACAACCCCTTAACCAAGGAGAGGAGATTGCTGTAGGTGTCCGTTTGCATCAAATCTTATTGGGAGCCAGATGGGGAAACTTCTTCTGATGGTACTTGATGAATTCCTTGCTGTTCACCTCATGCCGCCCAAACTTACGGACAAGGCGGCAATACTCGTCGGCAGGGTAGAAAGCCACGGCCTTGCCAATGCCCGGGATGGTACGGTGGTTCTTCCACTTCTGGGCCTCTTGGGCGGCGATTATTTCCTCTTTCTTCTCGTTTGCCTTGATTAGCTCGAAACCCGTCTTGATTTCACGGATGAGAGCGTCCTTCACGGCCCCTTCTCCGGGCAAGCTGGTGATGATGTGCATAAAAAAGGAGGCGCACCCCTCAGGATGCGCCCCCATTCTAACAGCGTATCGCGGTCTATTAGGCGAACTTCGCCAGCTCGATGATACGCAGGCCGATGACGATTTCGCCAGCCGTGAGGGAGGCGATAGCGGAATCGGTAACCTTGAGCAGCACTTCCGTCTCGGAAGACACCGCCTTAACCGCCTGACTGTAGCTCGTCGTGAACTGGTCACCGGTGTTGAACACGGGGACAGTCATGGCGTCAACGTCAAGGGCGTCGATGAACTCATCGGGGTCAGCCGAGGTCGTGCCAACATTGATGACCAGCGAGGACGAGCCCGCAATGTCAACCGTGTTAGCAACGCCGCACAGCTCAACCGCCGAGTGGGCCGGCATCTTGGCAATGACGCGGCTGCCACCGTTGCCGATGGCGATCAGGTCATTGAAGTCCAGCTTGATGACATCGGTGAACCCACCGAGTTCGTTGATAGCAACTTTAGCCATTGTAATGGTCTCCTTGGTTAGGGTTAGGTGAGGACGGTGATCTTGCCATGCGCGCCCGGATGCGCCACCTTGAGGGTGCCGGTCCAGTCAACATAGCCACGCTCACCACCACCGAGGTTCGGCAGACGGGTGCTGCCGAGCGGGATGAGTTCGCCCACCGCGTAGAAGTCGGGGTTAATCAGATAACCCGTGTCCTTGTTGGTGGTGTCGGGAGCGCAGTCGGGGTTCATGTCAACGATGGTGACAATGCCGTGGTCCGACTGATACTGACCAACCGACAGCTTGATCAGGCCAGAGGCCGAATTGCTGTTGAAGGTACGGATCGGGCCGGTCGAGGAGTCAGCGCGAGCGAAGTCGCTGATGACCCGACGAAGGGCGGTGTCCGCCACCAGCGTGAGGCTGTTCGTCACACCCGACACGCGATAGATCGACGTGATGAGGTTGTTCAGAACCGTCTCATTGAAGGTGCCGGAAGCGTGGATCGAACCGGACGGGGTGCGGTAGTCAGCAGGGACATCCGCCGGGCCCGAGGAGTCAATCCAGTCACCGAGGCCGCGCATGGTGTAGGCCGTGCCGCCACCATTCTCAGCCGCACGATCCTGCGTGCCGAGGAGGGTCTTCTCCACGTCGCGCTTCAGTTCCTTGACGCCCTTCATCTCCGCACGGGCGATGTCCTGCGGTCCAACCGAGGAAACGGCCTGCTGGAGGTCCGACACGCGGTAGGAACGACGGAGCTTCTGGACGTAGTTGCCCAGACGAGCAACCGACTCAAACTTGTCGTCGAAGTCGGTGACATCAGCACCTTCGCTCACCGCCGTCGAGGACGGGGTGGAGAGCTTATCAACGCCCCACTCAACGAAGGTGGCGTTGCACTTGAACTTATCCGCCGTGCTGAGAACCGGGGTCTCAGCGGGCGACAGCATGGACATGGCGTCCTGAAGGTCCTCACGATTGAGGGCCGCGCTACCGGGAGAGGTAGTGTCGTAGGTATTGGAGAATGACATGACTAGTTAGGTTTTACGTTTAGAGATTTGAGCTGCGCGGAGGGCGATGAAGTCGCTAGAGCTTCCTGTTTGTTTAAACCGGGCCTCGACCTCTTTCAGGGACTTTTCAACCCTTCCATCTACCCGCTCACTTGCGGAAGCGGTGGTGGAGGGATTGGACGGCGGATTGATTGCGGGCGACTTGGGCTTGTCCGCCTCAATGACCCTGCGGCCATACATTGAGTTGGCTGCGTGGGCTATGAGGTATTCAATCTGCGGCGCGATGTCGGGAACAGCTTCCTTCACTCGCTTGAGACGCGGGTCGTTGACCATCGCCTCAAAACGCTTGCGGGTGTCGTTGTCCTCTCCATCAAGCCAGTTGAGTTCCTTACGCGCCTGCTGTTGGAATGCTGATTCCATCTGCTTGCGCTGATCAGCCGCCTGCAATTCTTGAAACTGCGCGGGGATGAACTTGTCGCGGGCCTTGCGGGCCTTGCGAAGGGACTCGCGGATGTCAGCCTTGGTGTATTCCTTGCCGTCCACCGTCACCGCAACGTCAGTCGCGGATAGGTCTTCGGATCGGAAGAGAACCTCCTCAGCCCACTCAACCACCTCGTCAACCTCCTTGCGCTTGGCCTGAAGGTCATCCAACGTGTTTACGTTGGCGTAAGGGTTGTTCTCCACCTTGACTTCGGGAATCTGCTGCTTGGCCTGAGCAATCATGGCCTCCAGAGACGCCGCCTTCTCCTCCGCCAACTTTCTCTTGGCAGTAAGTTCAGCAATGCGCTTCAGGAGCCCGCTCTTGCCCTTTTGAGCCAATTCAGCGATTTCCTCATCCGTTAGCTCGTCTACATCCTTTGAAAGAACCTCCTTTTTCGGGGCTTCCTCTGGCTTAGTTTCGCCCTCCTGTGAGGGAGACTCAGCCTTCGGTTGCTCCTCAGGAGCCGATTCAGGCTTTGCTTCAGCCGGTTTGGCCTTGGCAGTTAGCTTGGCGATGCGGTTGGACAGGAAGTCCTTGTCCGACATCGGCTTGTTTTCCACGGCTGGTTTAACGTCTGCCGCGTTTGACGTAGCGTCTTCTGACATAGATTGTGTTTCCGCCGTATTTGCGCCCCGGCGATTGCGAGTTATCCAAATCCTAGCACACACCATTTAGTGCTTGCCTAGGAATGCCCTGCTGAGCCACATGGAGTGATGCTCGACCCAAAAATTATCGAACGCCTCCATAACAGTCAGGACTTTCTGAAGTTCTTGAACGAACTCCACGCCGTGAGGGAGTATTGGATTAAACAACTCCACGACCTGAAGACGGAAAGTCTTCAGCAGATAAGCGGACGCATCCTCGCTTTGGACGAGGTGCTGTTCGCTGCCCAGTATGAGTCGCTGACCGAAAAGTGGGACCGCCTTATGCGTTCATCCCCTGAGTCTGCATTTGACCCATCTGAGCGGGCGCAGTACCAATCCGACCAATCTGAGCGTTCTGAGCCTGTTGCATCTGGAACTGGTACTGTGCGGAGTATTTCTGGAGACGAGCCGCAAAAGACTCGTCGTTCTGCAACCGCTGGGAAACGTCGGGCTGCTGGACATACTGCTGTATGACCTGCATGGCCACCTGAGCCCCGTTGGGCCGCGCACCCACCTCAATCCCAGCGTAAATCTTAGACAGGTCATCCGTGACCTGACGGACGATTTGCTGCTGGGCTTCCTGAGCGGGCTGAAGAACAGCATCCGCAAGGAGGGGGTTAACCGCCCCAGCCATAGCCTCAAGCATACGGTCCACGTTGATACGACCGTTACGGTCGAACTGGAGCAAGCTTACGAACTGGTTTAGCTGAGACTCAAGGGTCTCAGGATCGGTGTTGAGGACATCAAAGTTGATGTTGATGTCGAAGTTCTCATTCGGGTCGCCACGGCCAAAGCGCACCGGATCGGGGCTTCCCGTGACGCGGAAGAACACCTGCTCAGGGCCAAACCGCTGGTAGCACTTGTAGGACAGACGAAGGACATCCCTGACGTGGGTCAGGAACTTGTCCACGAAGTACTGCTGGCGGATACGGGCCATTGGATTGGCATGGTCCAGACCCATGAGGCGGTCGGCCTGCTCAATCTGCGTGCGCTCCATCTCCACGCTGCCGGGGTTGTAGGGAGGAGTAGGCCCAAACTGAATCTCGCCCATCCGACGGTAGGCCACCTTAACGCCCGGACCCCACTCAGGGGCGGGAGTTCCAGCGGGATAGAGGATGGCGGGAAGGGTTGCATAGGAGTTGCGGTCGATGCGGCTATCGCGCTCCACCTTCACCTGCCACTGGATGCCGCGAAGCTGCTCAGGAATGGTGGCAAGCTCGTACAGGCGCTTGTTGTCCTCACCCAGCTTGGTGACGACGAACGGATAGTCGTCGTAACCATTGAGCAATTCGTGCTTGGCGTACTTAGGATTCTCAGGAGTTCCGTACCAGTTGTTGTGGAAAACAGTGCAATAAATGCCTTCTGAGTTGTCCTCCTGAGAAATTAGGCGCTGGTAGCAGTAGATGACCTCGTAAAGCTCGGTGGTCTGCTCCGTGGAGAGCTTGTTGTACTGGGTGTTGGTCCGAGGATCAGTCATGTCCACGGAGGTCACCTGCATCTCCAACACCTTGTCCACCCACTCCTCATCCCAACCCTCCGTAGCCACCTTGTTCTTGATCTCCTGAGCGGTCATTAGAACGCGCCAGAAGCAATACGGGGCCTTCTGGGGGTCAGTGGTATAGGCGGGGAAGAAAACGTCGCTATCAGGGGCTAATGCCGCCACCTTGGGGCAATTGACGCTCTGGCGGACCACGGGAAGCTCGGCAGTCCCAGACTTGCGCATGTCCTTCAAAGCCTTCTTGGCCCGCTTGTCCGTCAATCCCTGAAACTGTCCCTTAAGAAGCTCGACAATCTGGTCGTCAGACTTGCCGTCGATGATGAGTTGGGCCAAATCGGGGCTAACCTGAGCAATCTGGTTGATGTCCAGACGCTGAAGGAAGGTGCGGTTTTCCTTCTGCCAGCCCACGTAGCTAATCATCATGCCCCGCTCCATCAGGTAATTGGCCCCAAGCTCCATCTGGCGCTTGAAGTCGGGGATGTAGGAAGCCACCATCCACTTCAGGAAGGCGCTAACCACGCGGGAACGGCTCAGGTCTCCGATTTCAACCGGGTAGGCCCTGATGTTCGCCCGATTGAGCGCAGACATAAACAACGCAACGTAGGTGTTGATGCGCTCGTCGATGATCTGCACCTCCGAATCCGCCGCCCCCTCAAAGGGGAAGGCGTCTGCCCCATGCTTGCGCAGGTCTTTGGACTTCCCCGGCCAGATGTTGCGTCGGTAGTCATAGGAGTCCCGCGTACTCTGCAAGTACCAGTCCAAGTCCCCGATGGTCGTGTCGTACGCATTTTTCAGCGCGGCTACGTTAGGCTTATCCTGAACGTAGGTCAGGGCTTCGTTAGACTCGTTGGTTTGCATTGAGTTTGCGCTGTAAGTTCTGGACTATTGTATAGGCAAAGCCCTTGTGCGCCCCGATTTTGTCGGAGAGCAATTCTGGGCTTATCGGCTGGTACTGGGCATTGAGGGTTCTGGTCAAAATCTCAAACCCAAGCAGACGGTCCATCTGCTCAGCCTGCCACTGAGGGTCTAACGTAATGTCACTTTCCGAGGACTTCATGCCGATAGGTGATGCCACCATTGGCGTCGGTGATGATGTCCGCGTAGATGGGCTTGCCTACGAGCCTATCACAATCGCGGGGTCTGACGGCTACAGGCACCAAGGGCTTGCCTGTTTCAATCAAGGCATACACCCAATGGGGGTTAGGGGCACGGCGCACCACCCTTACCTGAATGCGCTTGGGAACAGCCAGAGGAACCTCCACGGCCAGCCTAATCTTGTCGGCTCCCTCGTCCGTGAAGAACTTCCTACCCTGATCGGTGAAATGCTCATCAGGGGACAGCTTCTCGTCCCTGAGTTTCGCAAGCTGGAACTTGGAAATACTCAACTCATCGCAGAGTGCTTGGAATGGTACTGGCATGTTAGTAGGCTTTTCCTAAGGGTTTGATGGTTCGTAATGAGTTGGGGTCTAAAAACCTGATGCCAGAGACTGCGGCATACCTCATGCAGTCGATTGGGTCCTTCCATGCCTCGTCCTGCCCTCCATCAGCCGTGTACTCCTGAAAGGCTGAGATGATGTTCTGGCAGCGGTCGGAGATGTAAAGGTGGGGGCGGTTAATCGAATCTACGGGAGCCTTCTTGCTGTAGGCCATCTTGGTTTGGAGGGCTTGCAGCCCATCCTCAATGTCCAAGCCGGGGGCTGGGATGAACACTAGGCCAGCATCCATCAGGTCTTCGATGATGGACGAAGCCCCTGTCTGGGTCTGGTACTTCGCGGCACCCAACCTAGGATCAATGAGGCGTTCAAAGATGGAATCCTTGGTTTCGTCCTCATAGCGCATGATGAGGTCAACGTAGTCGCGGATGCCGTAGCCCAAACCCTTGGCCCCTTCTCCGCTGGTCCACTTACCCCCAGACCACTTGGCCCAGTCCCCGACATTAACGTCAGGCCATTCCCTGTACACCCACCATGTATCGGTAGGGTCCACGGCAATCCAAGCCATAAACCAATTCTTGCGACCAGCAGGGTCCAAGATCATGTACTTGGTCTTACCCTTCAGATCAATGGACTCATGCGGGACGACGTTGATCTCCCGTGAGAAGTTGGGGAACTTCGTACTTACCGATTTCGTAGCAATGCCATAAGCACGTGTAAGGATTTCATTTTCCGGTCTGCCTGCAAGGTCTTTTGAGATACGGTCGTAACCACCGAAGGGGTTGTCCCTACTGTGGAAGTAAATGATCCCCGCGTCACGGTTCTTTGATTTCTGCAAATAGGGCACACTTCGACCGCCAAGAAGCTCTGCTTGCTTTGCTCGCAAGAGTTCTGCTCCTTGGACGTAGTCTCTAACCACTTCTGTATACCCATCAATAGGAGTGAAAGTAACAACAAGCTTGCTGTTGCGAGTAGCAAGACGGAACCGTAACGTTGCAAGAAGCTCAGGTCCAATAAGGTATTCATCACACCATGCGCCAATATTGATCCAATTAGGATCGCGGCAACCAAGCTCAGCACCTTCAAGAATCGTATCGTTGTTGAGATATTGCGCATAGGTTTTAAAGATGATGGAGGACTTACTGCCGGGGAGGATCAGGCTGGACTTACTGAAGCCGTTCTTTCGCGTGTAGGACACGTTCTCCTCAGTTCCCAGCACCTTAACCCTGTACTCCTCGGGTAAGGCGTCGTAGACAGCACTCTGCTGCTGACGGATGGACACATCTGCATTCTGGGCAAAGCACATGATGACGGACTGGGGGTTCTCCACCGCTGCCTTAACCACGGCATGAGCCGCCCAACTTGTCTTGCCGCTCCGATTGCCACCACTTACCAGAAGCTCAGAATGGGTGCTTAGAAGCTCCTCAGCATCCCTCCAATGGGGAAGCTTCCACCCATACCTGTAGGGATCACGTCTGCTATTCGCGATTGCCGAATGATAAACCTCATGGAGCTTGAGGACGTCCTCAGCAGCCATCACTGCCAACTCCTCGTCAGTTGGCGGCTTTAGGACTTCGTGCCTTTCCCAGCTAAGACTCACTTGTTGAAAATACTAGTCCTTCTTTTCAACGACTTCCGTGGGACCTAGCTTGTACTTCACCCCATCCCACCTATCCCCATCAATCAGCCACTCAAACACCTGCTCACGGCTTAGGTCCGTAGCCTTGCAGATGGCATTAATGGCGCGGCTCAGCAGAATCTTCTGAAACTCAAAAGCCAGCTTCTTATTCTTATTGGGTAGTTTCATTGTTAACAGGCTTAGCGAGAATCTCCACAGACCCGGCCTTAAGCTTAGCCCTAGCCTCCTCAATGGCCTTCATGGCATCCTCAAGGCTAGGAGCTTGGGCCTTATGCTCAACAACCACCTTGTTCTCCCCCATAGCTGACAAGAACTTGTCATTAGCTATGCCCCAAGGAAGCGTCAGGTCCCGAATGTTAGTCCTAGCCAACTGCTCAGGGTCCTCCGCCAACATCCGCATCTTCTCCTTCTGAAGCAGCCTAAGCCCCTCAGCTATGTCCAGAGCATCCTCAGCCAACATAGCCCTACGCTCATCCAAAGCCGCCCTATGCCGCGTCTTTAACCGGCATATCGTCTCCCACTTCATCCCAGTCTTAGCCCTAATCGTGTTAATGGACTCCCCCTCAGCCAGAAGCTCCAAAGCCTGCGTAGCCAACACAGGGTCCCTCCGCTCAATGTAGTTGCCCACATTGTTAGCCTGCTCCGCCACACTCAGGGCCAAGTCACTCACCTTCTTCTTCTTTGGCATGGCCTATAACACCAAGCCCAGCCAAATTAATCAAGAACATTCTTCAATCTTATAAGCCTCCTAACCAACATCTTACAACTCCATTAAAT